AACCGGGGTAACCGGGGCAGGTCATTTTCGTGACGTCACGAAAATGCACGCAGAAATTCTCGCGGCGATGCGCGAGGGGTGGGTGTGTCTCTCCCAAGACACTTCCTTGTCTTTGAATGTAAGTAAGAGAGAGATACACACCACCCGGTGTGTTCACGCGAACGTGCGCAGAGCCGCGACCTGCTCATTGGTCATGTCCGCCGTCGAAGTCCCGGGCCCGTGGACGGGCGAAGGCGACCGCGCGGGCTGGCGCCGGGGCCGGGATGTTCGGGTAGCGGATAGACTGAAAGCCGTCTATTTTTGGGAAAAACTAGATGGCAAAGGGAAAGAAGACTGGCGGCCGTAAGAAGGGAAGCCGCAACAAGATGCCTCCCCAGGCCAAGGCTGCCATCGTTGCCGCTTTCGTCGAACTTGGTGGCGTCGATGCCCTTGTGAAGTGGGGCCAGCAGCAGCCGACCGAGTTCTACCGCCTTTGGGGCCGCACCATTCCCAAGGAAGTCAACGCCGAAGTGAGTGGGCCCGGCGGCGGACCAATCCAGCATGACCACACCCTCTCCGAGCGAATCGCCACCCGACGGGACGCCCTCCTGCGAGGACTGGGCCTACCAGCAGGCCTACCAGCAAGCGATCCTGGACGAAACGGTGTGGGCAAACCCCTGGGTGCCGGACACGATCAAGGCGGGACTAACGGAACGCCAGGCTGACTTCCTCTCCTACACGGGCCGCGAGGCCCTGTACGGAGGTGCGGCCGGCGGCGGCAAATCCGTCGCGCTCCTCATCGCCGGGCTCCAGTGGATCGAAGAGCCGGGCTATCACGCGCTCATCCTTCGCCGGACGTTCAAGCAGCTCGCCATGTCCGACTCCATCCTTGCGAAAGCTAAGGACTGGCTGTGGGGCCGGGTCCGCTACAACGGCGACGACCACACGTTCACGTTCCCGAACGGGAACACGCTGCAGTTCGGCCATATGGAGCACGCCGATTCCGTGCGGAACTACCAGGGCGGCGCCTGGGCGTTCGTGGGCGTGGACGAGGGGAGCCAGTTTACCGAGGACATGCTGGCGTACCCACGTACCCGGCAACGCCGGCCGGCCGGCTCACCGATCCCGATCCGCTGGCGGGCCGGGTCGAACCCCGGTGACGTCGGACACGAGTACCTGAAGCGCCGGTACATCAAGGACCAGGACGGCCGACCGATCGACCATCCCGAGCGGCGATTCTTCCCCGCCACGATCGACGACAACCCGAACCTGGACCGCGAAGAGTACATCAAGCAACTCAAGGAGTCCGGCGTCGATGGCCTGCTGCTCGAACAGCTCCTTCGTGGCGACTGGGACGCCGTTGCCGGCGGCCGGTTCCGCCGCGAGTGGTTCGAGGGCCGCGGGTACGACTGGCGGGGCGATTACTGTCGGCTCACCGCCCCGGGCATCGTCCGCGAGGCGTTCAAGCCGCACGAGCGGGTGCGATTCCTCACTGTCGATCCCGCGGCCTCGGCGAAGAACACGGCGGACTATACCGTCATCTCCGCGTGGTGCGTCTCACCCTGGGCCGATCTGGTCTGGCTCGGCTGCGACCGGTTCCGCGCCGAGATCCCCGACATCATCCCGAGGATTCAGAAGGCGTGCCAGCGGTGGAAGGCGTCCTACGTCGGGATTGAAGCGATCGGAGCGAACTCCGGTGTGTACCAGTTGGCTTGCCGGGTCACGAACCCGACGATCCCAGCGTACCCGATCAACAAGGGCGACCGGGACAAGCTGGTGCACGCGACACGGGGAATCGTCCTGGCGAGCGCGGGGCGGGTGTACCTGCCGAAGCCGGGCGTGGATGCGTCGTTCCCGCGTGAGGACGTGATTAGCGAGCTGGTTCGGTTCACGGGCGACGACAAGGTAGACGCCAACGACGACATCGTGGATACACTGAGCTACGGGGCGGAACTGATGGATGGCGTGCCGGGTCAGGCGCGACCGTCGGCCCCGCGAGTCCTCGGAGGAGTGCGATAACATGCCGATGCCGTACACGATCGAACGCTACCAAGGGCCGGGTAGCAACTGGACGAACTACAAGGTGTACCCTGACGGCCTCAAGGTGATCGCGACCGCCGAGGAGGTCCAGATTTGGGGGCACGTCCAGACGCTTGAGAAGGAACTTGAGGAGGAGCGGGCGACGGCGCCGGCCGGCGGCGGCAAGGCCGCGAAGCGTCACTAGGACACAGTGAAAGAGCGCCCTGTTCCCAGGTCCAGCGTCACATCCTCCAATTTCACCCCCGCGCCCAACTTCCAGCCCGCCGTGAACGTGACCCGTCCCTCTGGGTCTCGGAATACGTTTCCCTTCTGGAATGTGACTTGATTCGTGATCGTCACCGGCCCGGTCCCCTGCGAGAAGTCCAGTATGGCCCCGACGCCAGGCGTCAAGGTCGTGATCGTCCCGGTGGACTGCCAGACGAGCGTGCCGCGGTTGATCGTCCCCGTGGTGAGCGCCGCGGCCTTCTTGAAGTAGGCGATTCCACCGTCGCCGTTCTGAGTGAGCGTCGTGACGCTGGAGTTCACTTCGAGGATCGACCCTTCATCGCTCACGATGGTCGTGAGTGTCACGCCCGACCCGCACCGCACCGTGGCGTTGTCGAGTCGCAACGTCGCGACCGTGGCCGCCTGGCCCTGCATCGGTGCGATCGCCAGTGACCCGTTGACCACGTTGACCACGTTGGAGACATGCGTCCCGCGGAACCACATCCGCTCTTCTTCCAGCCCGCTCGGCCCGTCGCCCAGGATCGTCAAGGCGGTCTGGACCGCCTCGCCGTTCCACTTGATGTGCCCTACGCCGTCGGTGCCAGGCTGCTCGATCAGGACCGTGGTCGCCCCGACGGCCAGCTCCGTTGCCCGGTACTCGAAGTAGACGTTCGTGCCCGTCGCGTTGTACTCGTCGAGCCCGACCCGACCGGCGAACCCGCGCCGCCTGGTCATGCTCGTCATGGTCAGGCCGGTCAGCGCTCCCAGGTTCCACCACAGACCTTGCTCGGTGTCGCCTTCGTCCAGGATCAGGTCGTCGTTCGCGGTCGGGATGCCGTCCGTCCAGTTAGTCGCGTTGTTGATGTCGTTCGGGCTGATGTTCGCCGTGGTCGTGCTGGTCGTGAGAGCTGCCGTCCCGCCCGTGGCCGATGAGGTCTGCGTGAATGGCGTGCCGGGCGTGTCGGCGGTGATGAGGATGTTGGTCGTGTTGTCCACGGCCGTTGCCTCGTCCATTTCGCCTTCGTCGGACCCGTTCCAGAGCGGCGGCAAGCCGGCGGTGACGTTCGCGACCGTGGCGGCCGTGGCGACGAACGTCTCGGACTTTCCGTTGATGGTTAAGACGAACGAGTTCCCGACGCCCACGTTGGCGGGCGTGACCGTGTTGACTTGGGGGGTCTTCTGCGCCTTCGCCTGCCAACGATTTAGTGCCACGGGTCGGCCCTCGGTGTGTGGCTCCCATGATGCCCGATACCAACGGGTGAAAAATCGCCGGGCCGCCTTTCGGTAGCGGTTACAGTTTTGGTCATGGCGACCACGGTAGTCAAAGACGTGCTCTATCCCGGCGTGATCCGCAAGCCGGGCCGTGACCCGCTCCCGCTCACCGGCGCCGACATCGACAACGCGGTGACGGCCGCCAACACGCTCATCCGCGACGGCTACACGATCCCCTTCTACTGGGAACATCAGCCCGACGAGGGGCCGGTAAAACTCTCGTCGGAAGACAAGCCGGCCCACGTCGCGAAGCACACGTTCGGCCACGTCGCCGAAGCGTTCAAGGACGAAATCGGCGTCCTGCAACTCAAGCTGCACGTCGAAGACGACAAGGACGCGGAACGGCTCCCGAAGGTCCGGTTTGTGTCGCCCGAGCTCCGCAAGGACTGGAAGGACTCCGAGGGCCGCGTGTGGAAGGGCTGGACGATCTCGCACGTGGCCGCAACGCCCGTGCCCGTGCAGCGTCAGCAAAAGCCGTTCGACCCGACCGCGGCCATTCGCCTGTCCCTGGCCGACTACTACCCGCTCTCGACGGGTGACGCTGATACCTACGCCGGCGGCAAGCCATCCGGGAACGGTTCGCCAGCGGACGGCCTAGACGCCGGCAAGCCCTCCAGCGGCAATTCCGGCGCGATGACCAAGTGCCTCATCAACCTGGCAAAGCACGGGATCAAGCTCCCCGACGACACGTCGGAGGAGAACCTGTGCGAGCGCCTGAACATCGTCCTGGATGCCCTGCCCTCCGACGACGAGGAGAACGACATGCCGACCGACCCCGAAGGCGACGACGTGCAGGAGGCCCGCGAGGCGCAGCCGATCGCCATGTCGCTCGCCAAGCAGGAGCAGCGGGCGGCCAAGTTCGCCCGGCAGGACATCAACCAGCGGATTCAGAAGCTGGTGAACACCGGACGGATCACTCCCGAAATCGGTTCCAAGCTCACCGCTCAGGCCGGCAAGGTGCAGCTCTCGTTCAACGACGAGGGCGAGGTGGAACCGAACGCCTTGTTGATCAAGATCGAGGCTTACGAGGCATTGCCGCGTAACTCCTCGTGGAAGCCCAAGGCAGACAAGGTGCGGCTGTCCGAGTCGGACGTGCGTGAGGTGGACGACGCGCCGGACGGCACGCACGCGAAGAGCACAGCGGAGACCCTGGCGGCCTGGGACAAGACCTGACCGGCGGACCGTGACGGGCGGCGGCGGATTCATTCCTCGGACCCTGTGACCTGCGAGTAGACCCGATGCCATCTTCAACCCTGATCGACCCATTCGCCATGCCGGGGATGGGTACGCCCGTCGAGTCGAGCGACACCGAGATTTTCGCCGGCCGGATCGACGACATCATCCTCAAGGGGATTGTCATCGACTCGACTGCCGTGGACTCCGGGAACACGCCGACCACGACGCTCCGCCGCGGCCTGCCGATGGGCAAGATCACGTCCACGGGCCAGTACGGGAACTACGACCCGACGGCGACCGACGGGCGGGCTCTCTGCCTGGGGCTGCTGTACCAGGAAGTGAACATGCTCGACTCGTCCGGCGCCGCCGCGGATAAGGCGGGCCGACTGGTCGTGTGGGCGTTCGACATCAAGGCGGCGCAATGCCCGGCCACGCTGGACGCGCTGGCCCGTCGCCAGCTCGCCGGCCGCATCTGGTTCGATGACGACAACTGGCAGTCCGGCAACGGCGGCGCGTTCTCCACCGTGGTTGCCAAGACGGCGAACTACACCGTGCTCCCTGCGGACAACAACGCGCTGTTCACGAACCAGGGTGCCGTCGGTGCGGTGACGTTCACGCTGCCAACCATCGCCCGCGGTCTCCGTTACCGGTTCTTCGCCGAGGCTGGCCAGGCCCTCACGGTCGCGTCGGTCGTGGCCGACACGATGGTTGTTTTCAACGATGCCGCGGCGGACTCCATCAGCTTCTCCACGGCCGCTGAGATCATCGGCGGCGGCATGGAGGTCATCGCGAACGCGGACGCAACGCGGTGGCTGGTCTTTGTGAACTTGGGTGCCGAGACGCAGACGCCAGTGATCGCGACGTAATCGGGGATTCTTGGGACTCCGCAGGTCGGAGTGGGTCTAGGCCGACGGGCCGAAAGGGGGAAGTCCCTCCCCCTGACCCACTCAGCAGAAAGGGACGCACGGCCCGCCGATTTGGGACTAGGCGCACGGGCGGACCATCATGGCAGCGATCCTGCAAGACATCCTGTCCCCGTCGATCGTTACCAAGATCGTCTCCCGAATCCGCACGCCGGCCACGCCGGTTGCGTCGTTCTTCGGCGTCCAGATCGGTGGCGGGAACACCGAACAACTGGCCGCCCCGGTCCGCCAGTACACCTACGACATCTTCGATTACACTCGCCGCGTGGCGAACGGTCGCCTGCCTGGCGTGGGTGCCGGGTCGATCGCGGCCCGGCCGGTTGGCAACAACACGGTGAGCTTGGCCCGGTTCGCTCAGAAGTTGCCGATGGACTACCACAAGATCGCCGGCATCCGCACGCTGGGCGAGAACGCCGGCACGATCGACCGCATGGGCAAGCGGTACGTCGAGAAGCAAGCCACGGAACTGAACCGGACGCACACGAACTTGCGGGAGGTGCTGATCGGTTCGCTGTTCCGCGGCGGGGTCTGGTACTACTTCCAGGTGGGTGACGACCTCGTACCGTCGTACACGTCGTCCGGTGCCCTGTTCGGCAATGACCTGAAAGTTCCGGCGAGCAACAAGCTCATCGGCGGCGGATTCGCGGCCGGTCTTCAGATGGAGACGGGGGCCGACACGATCACGGCGACCTGGGCGACCGTGACGAACGACATCCCGCTGATGATCCAGAAGGTGGACGCGGGGTTCCAGCGGCAGGTAGGCGAACCGCTCCGGCATATCTTCTGCAACTTCACCGTCTGGAACAACGTCCTGCAGAACAACTTCGTCCGGCAGTTGGCGGGCACGGCCGCCACGCCGTTCGCCGAGTGGACGTTGACCGGCATGACGGCGCCGGACGGAAGCCCGCTCGGCTGGCAGTCGGCACGGATCAAGGGTCTCGACTGGATCGAGTGGCACGTCTCGAGCCATGGCCTGGAAATCTACGACGGGTCGAGCGCCTACCCGTTCACGAAGATCATCCCCGACGACTACGCCCTGTTCTCGGTTCAGCCTGGCGACTGGTTGAAGGGCATCGAGGGTGCCGAAGTCGTGAAGATCAACGACATCGCCCCGGCGAACGTGGAGACTGGGTTCTTCTCCTGGGTCATGGAGCGAGCGGACCCGGCGCGGTTCGAGTTGCACGGCTTGCAGAACTTCGCCTTGGAGCTGAACATCCCGAAGGCGGTGGCGATCGCACG